TCAGGAAGCTGGGTTGGCCGCCGCGAAAGGGTCGGCGGCCGCAGGTGCAGATTCTGTGACAGGGACGCTCTCGGCGGCCGGTACGGGAGCGGGGGCCGGATCGGACGCGGCCGGGCTAGCCGGGGCCGCTTCCGCCGCAGGGGCCGGGGGCGTAGCCGGGGCGACGGGAGCCGCCGGGGCAGGATGCGCCTCATTGAAATGGTTCAGTAGCTCCTCCATGAGGGTAGCGACTGCCTTAGCGAGCGGAGCAGGCACGCCAACCGCTCCCAGCGCGAGGAGAGCAGCGTCTGCGGCCGCAGGCTCATTAGCCTTGGCTGCGTGCAGGATGTCCTTGACTGCCTGCACGGCATCCTCCTCAATCTTGTGAAAGTTGACCATTGTAATTGACCCCCTTCAGAGTCGGTAGAGCGCGCCGCCCTTGGTGGTTACCAGGTTACCGGCGTTTGATGCACCGAACTGAGCCGTAACTAGTATGCTGTTTGATATGGTTGTGTTGAGGGACGAGTTCTCGGTTTGGTTGACATGGGTAGTTGTAGTGGCAGCTTGCAAGAAAGCCCAAGTGTTACAGAGGGAACCGAAACTACCAGATGAACCGATAGCTTCATCAATAATCCATCCCCAATGCTGTACTATACCGGCTGACAAAGACACTGTGTTGGAGGGATCATTAATGGCAAGAATTGTGCCGCCGACAGTATTCAATCTCAGTCGCACAGTACAAGTCGGGGAGGACACAGCCGCAACTGTACTGTGTATGACCCACCAGTATCCCCCAGGGAATGATTCATCATTAGCTGGGATTGTAAATGAACCAACCTGTACTTCAGATGTGCTGCTGGCACCACCCGATCCGGTAGACAGGTAGGACACAACGACCGGAAGGCTGTTCAGCGCAGCCGCCGTCAGCCTCTGCCCGGCTGAAAACTGAGTGATACCCATTGTTATCCCTTAATAGAACGCGAGGAAGGGCGGGAACCAAAGATCAATATTCTCGCCGGCTACATGCGACTTGACAACTCCATTAACTGAGCGAGTTACACCCGTAAAGGTCTGTGGAGATGTACTGCCGCCCGGAGCAGTGTTCCAGGTGATTCGCTCGCCGCCCATACTTATGTCCATTGGGTAATCACCTGAATTTGTGCTCCAGGTCGGTCCAGACGTAGTGTCTACGACCATCGTGGTTGTCCCGGATGCCACGCCGGTATGCAGTGCTGATCCGGCCGTATCGACCCGGCCGTACACTGTATCATCCGCAACACAAACCTCATAGGGAGCCTCGGGGTATGTGTTGAAGTCTATCTCCCACCAAGGCTGCGGCATGAAAGTTTCAGTATATCCGGCTACAAGTTGACGTACCGGTCCAGTGGGGACCCAGGTATCAGGATTGATAACCTGAACATACGCCCCGATGTCAGCAAGGATGGATGCAGCCAAAGGAGTAGCCGAACGAGTCATATCTACCGGCAGGGCCGGGTATCTGTCTTCATCAGCAGATTTGATGTGTAGCTGCCATTGCGCCAAGCTAGACAAAACAGCGTCCTGCTTCGGATTGGATGGCTGAGTTGTGTCAAACCTGCCTATCCCGTTGGGCGGCGCATTGACGCTCATGGATCCAGTCGAGAGGATCTGCCTTGCGCTGGAACCATCAAGACCTGTGTACGTTACATCATTGATGATTTGCTGGGTGTCTGAAGTCGGCACGAATGGAAGCAACTGAGCAAGAGAGTAGTCCAGTGTGAGATCCACCGGTTGATTACACAAAGCCCAGTTAGTTATGTAACCCAAACCAAGGTTCCATCTAGGCTCAACTTGTAGACCTAGATCAGTATTCTCAATTTCTTGCAGCAATTGCTCAATCGACTCTATCAGCTGGTATCCCATCGGCACAGACTTATCAGGCGGCCCAATTATGCGGCAGGCAATATTCTCTTCCCCGCACAGCCGCGAGTAGCGAGCGCCCGCTGTCTCCCCGAGCCAGGCATTCATAGGCTGCTGAAGATCAGCAAGCGTGTCCCAAGTCCCCTGTACCGAGAAGTGCCCCATGGCTGAATTAACTAGGCCGCCACCGAACGCTACATTTGTAACAGCACCAAGGGTACCGGACCATGTGCCGCCGCCGCCAAAGATCGGGGTGCCCGGCGTAGTCACCCAGAGACCAGTCGTACCATTGCCGCGAATCTCTATGCTAACCCGGCAGTTGGCTAGTCCGGTTGCGCCCGTCAGGCCGAAGGTGAAAGGACCAACTTGCGCTGAGCCAATAACTGTACCGGCAGCATTGTAGCCGTTCAGCTGTAGCACTCCGCCTGTCCCGTACACGAGATCAAGCCGGGCTACGCTTCCGGTAGTGAACATCCTAGCAATAACCGCATTGTTAGTATCGTCACCGATAGGAACTGCAAGCAGGAACCTAACTACATTATCATTCCAGGTCACGCTGTTCGGATCAACGAGCGCCGAGGCAGTGCCGCCATTCATTACAGGGAGTCCGTCTGAAGATGGGAATCCTGTAAATGAAGACATCGTCAAGTTTACATTGCTCATCGGGAATTGCCCGACGGCAGGGGAGATTTGCGATGGACGCCCAGAGAATGACGTTACTACATTAGTAGTAGACCCATCTTCGGCCGGCCAGTACGCAGCTAGGTTGAGATTGGATGGTAGTCGAACATACGCACGATACATAGCCGAGTTGGTCGGGGAACTCTGCTGCTGTACCCGGCTCAGGACCCCAAACGCCTGTCCTGGGATGTAAAGGTCCTTGGCAGTGTTATCGGAAGTCTTCGGCAGGGAGGTTAGCTCCCCGCAGTAACGATATGAGCGACCGGATAGCTCGGCTGTCCCGGAAAGGGTCCATGTGTTAGATTGCGCATCCACGAATGAACTAACGCCGATTGTCTGGGATGTGAACACAGGGTCTGCAATGGTCACCCCGGTCGAGATAAGCTGGGCCTCATAGAACTCTCCATATGTACCAGGCAGAGTAGTTGTTCCATTCCCAACCTGAACAGCCTGCCCCGGCGCTCCGGAGATACTCGTTGGGGTTGTAGGGATAGACCCAGCAGTCTGAACAATGGACGTAGGCCCAAACTGTGTCCAGGACCCGGACATGGTCGGTGCCCAGTAGAACGTGGTAGAGCCGGTTGCTATCGTGTAGTCAACTCTAATGGCTATTCGATTCCCAAAATACGGGATTGGGATCTTTGAGCTTGTGAAGTAGTTATTGGTCCCGTCAAAGATCGCCCACTCAATTGTTCCGGTGCCGTTTGTCCACATTCCCCAGGACTGCCCGGTAGCTCCCCACTTCGCGAAGAGAACATGATTGCCGATCCAGTCGGTTATTTTACAATCGACTCTAGCGCTGATGGTTCCGGATGTAATCTGCAAACCGCCTGTTGATGCGGCTTTCAGAGTAATAACGCTAGCCCGGCCTGCACCGGCGTTCGTGATGGTAGATGTGCCCGAATAGGTTTGCGTGCCCGTGGACGAGAGGATGTTGGTTCCGGCGACCGACGAAACAAAGTTACTGCCGCTGAAGTTGTTGTTTTCCTGGGTGACATTGACCCACGGAGAGGACGGGCCGGAAATCGTGGGCGGCCCGGTCGCAGTGAACTCGACGACGACACCTACAGCTATCTCTTTCGCCTGCGCGGTGGTTCCGGTCGCACCCGAGCTGAATGAGGTGCCGGATGTCCACGCACCGGCACCGGAATCATGCTGGTCGAGCGGCGAGGTGAGCGCGACGCCGGATACCTCGAACACGTGGGCGTTGGTTATGACACCGGTTGATGTAGACAGGGTGATCTGGACGGCGGTCTGACCGCCCGCGCAGTTCGGGTCAACCCAGAACTCTGTCCGCCCGCTTGACCCCACGCCGCTGACGAACGCAGCGGACGCGCCGAAATGGTCGGCGACGCCGCCGAGCGTGACGCCTGTGATGGTCTGGTTCGTGACCCCTGTGTTTGCCAGCGTCGCCGCGACAACTAGGCAGTTCCCGGCAGTGGTCGCCGACGTGAGCGTGACGGTGAGGGTGGTGAGCCCGGAGTTGTGGTTGGACTTCTGCTGAACTACTGTTGGATTCGAGAAGCTACCGGAATCAGGAGCAGAGCAATCAGAAAGCGTGTCCGTCTCAAGTCGCAGATACGTCGGTATGCCCGCGAGAGAAGACGGAACCGAGAACCTGATTGGGGAGTTTTGTAGAAGAGTACCATACCAGGGTCCGGTAGGATTCCTGATAGTCCAACGAGCATCCCGGTTGTTCAGGGTGAATGTTGCAGTGGATGGCGATAGCTGCGTCGAGCTACCCTGCCGCCCCATAGTGAACTGAACCGGGTCCCTTTGGTACACGTAGTTGGACGCATCCGTCCAGGTACCAAGGTAGACCTCGGCCTTCAGGTCGATGGCCATGGTCTACCACCTCTGCCCGAAGGTCCGCTGAACGCTGTCGGTCCCGCCGCCACCTATTCGTTGTACCACAGCCTTGATAGCCTCTACCTGATCCCTAGTGATCCCGAGATTCTTAGCAAACGATTTGTCGGCTGTAAGTCTGATCTCCCAGCCCCCGCCGCCACCACCCATGTAGGCATCGGTACCAGGTAGTACATGGCTGCCGCCTGGCAAGCGTACCAGTTCTTTGCCGTGTTCACCTACCGTAACAAGACCACCCCTCGGCCCTCCGGTAGCAGCTGCCGTAATGCCGCCCATGGCGTGGAATGGATATCCAGGTACAGAGGTATACATACTTGATAGCGCATTAACCGCGCCAATAACAGTATTTACAGCGCTCATGGCCTGGGAGATGTCAATGTTGATCGACACCGTCTTGCCATGGAGCGAGTCGATTGCCTTTTGGGTCTTCGGAAGCTGATGCTGCCAGAGTTCCTGAAGCTGAGTCTTGTTAAGACCGAGCATCATACCGAAACTGAAAAACAGATTCTTAGCGTGAGTCGGGTCAAGTTTCTTCAGCTCGCCAATCAGAGTATCGGCCGAGCCAGTCATCTTCCTTGTATTGCCATGTGCTGTAAGAACCGCAGACGCAAAGTTATCAAATGGCTTCTCGCCGCCAGACGCGAGGAAGATTGCCTTGCTCATTGCACTAGTCAGGGTAGTTCCGAGGGCGGTACTCAGATTCTGAATATCAGTATTCAGGGTCCCAGCCGCGACGGTAAGCGCAGTGACATCGCCGTACAAGTTAGTCAATGGGTTGTGAGTGTTACCAACCCACTTAGACAGAGCCTGGAAACTATCTGCTCCCTGGTACCCGCCCTGCTGCGCAAGAGCATACAGGATCGTGGTAAGCTGCTGCGATTGTGAGGCGGCCGGCAGCATCGTAGCCAGCATGTTCTTGGTGGCATCAGTGAGTAGATCAGTGCCCCTCTTCCCTAGACCGGACGCAGCCACTAGGTTAAGGATTGCATCCTGTTCCTTCTGCGCGGCCGAAGCGGTCTGCAGGAAGTTCTGCTGATTGGTTAGGCTGCTTCCTGTCAGGTCAGAGAAGTTACCACCATTAGCCGCCCCTTGCTGCATACTCTGTAGCGCTTGCGCAAAAGACTGCATGCCTCCAACGCCGCCGCTTACGACACTGAAGAACGCATCCCAGCCGGCAATAAGATTCTGAACATGAGAGTCCTGCATCATAACTGCGAACGTAGTCGCGTTGACGCTGTTCTCCAGAATGCCGCCCTGGACGCCCATGTTCTTGTAGCCAGTTATGAGGTTGTTGACCTTTGTCTTCATAACATCAAGCGTATCACTTTGCTTGATGCCGGCCAAATCCATAAGACCTAGAGCTTGCTGGAAGCTATAGCCCTGTTTAATAAGCATGCCCGTAGTGCCAAACAAATTCTTCTCGGAACCAAGCACCTCATTGATCATCGAGTTGAGGCGGCTGATGTCGGTATCCTTCAGGATGTTAAGACCGACATTTGTGTTGTTCGCGAGGAGAGCAAGCGTATTGTGGAGTCCGGCTATCGCGCCTGCGAAATTGCCGTGAATGAAGTCCTGGAATGTACGGCCGATATTGATGCCGATAACCCCGGTAGCTACCTTGACCTGCTGCCAGAGGCCGAGGTTAGCAAATTGACTCTTCTCGAACTGATCGTCAACCAGTTTTATCTGCGCTTGCAGGGCATTCAGAGCCTGGACATTCCCATAGATAGCCTGGCTCGGTTTCATAGAGCCAAGCTGATCATTTAGAGCATTGGCGAATGCCTGGATGGCCGGGGTGCCCTGGTCCAAACTCTTTGCAAGTTCGTATACCACAAGTGCGACCGCTCCCACAAGGGACGGCGCAAATTTAGCGCTGGCCACAAAGGACAGCATGTTGATTGTGGCCTTAGCCAGATTCGCAGACATGATGCCGAGGATCGCGCCGAGCACCTTGCCCCAAAGGTACACTCCGTGTAGAGCCAGAGCGGCCTCGACTACCGGAGCCGGAAGCATACTGAACTGGTTCACAAGCTGAGCAACCGCCTGAAGAATATCAAGCAGGTAGCGGGCGATACCGGGGTCATCGTGTAGCATGTTACTGAACGCATTGCCCAGGGTACCAAGAAGCGTACCAAACTGAGATAGATAGCCGGTACCCGTCTTCAGGATGAACCCGAAGCCTTGCTGTGCATTACTCCAGTTGACTAGTTTTGCAGCCCAAGTATCAAATAGGTTGACGACCTGCCCGACTCCTGGACCGGTGTTCTTCAGAGCGTTGTTTACTATATTGATACCAGCACCGTATAGCTCAATGGCCCTCGGTGCCATTGCTGTAGTTAGCTTCTGGAAGTCTGTGCTGAGCGGCGGAATGTTTTGCCCGAGAGCCTTGCTGACTGAGTTAACAGCTTGCAGGTGGTCGTTGATGTTGCCAAATGTAGGCCCAAGGGCAGCTATGCCGGCCCCGGCCGCGAGTGCGGCCGTGCCTATGGAAATGAGACCCTCCACGATGAGGTCGGTGAGTACATGCCATCCGGCTATCCCGCCAATCCCTGTGAGCCAGCCGATTCCTGCCCCGCCAAACAAGTTGTTATTGGCTACAGCATTCAGGCCGCCTCCAGCAGCACCAGCCAGGCCTCCAAAGAACCCACCGATACCACCGCCGCCACCCTTGTCACCCCTGCCGCCACCACCAGCGCCTATGAAATTATTATGTATGTCTGAGACGGGACCCTGTCCGAAGCTGAACGTCTGGAATGGCCCCATAATCGGCAGGGTCCGCGCGCCGACCCCGAGGAGATCACCGAGTCCAACCTGCTGCATCACCCGCTTGATAAACAGCATCCTCTGGTATATCATACCAGGCTGGACGTTAACATCAGCAATGTCAGCAACCCCCAGGGATTGCATCTTCTGCTTGATATTCACCAGGGTGGAGGTAACGGCACCAGGGTTCTCCTCAGCCCCGCCCAGGACTATGCCGCCACGCATGGCATTCTTCATGGCGTAATATTTGGCCAGCACGCTTGCAAATGCGCCGCCAGTCTCGTCATCCGCCTTGATTGTGATCTCAACCAAGTTCGGCATCGCCGTCACCTCCCTCCTGCTTGCCATAGGCCAGGTCGTAGATTAGCAACTTCCTAGCCAAGTCGGCACCTTCCTTGCGAATCTCGCTCGGGGCCACACCAGGGAAAGCCTTGCAGAGACCAATCTCTAGTTCTACTGCGGCCAACTCGGCTGGCTTACGGACCCGTTCGCCAGTCCGAGTGATAGCTCCTCGGAAATTCCGCCAGAGGAGGATTTCCGATTCGAGGGATTTGGGATAGTCATCATCGCCGCCTGCCATGACGAGATCAGACGTACAACGAGCGGCTGGTCCAGTTTCTTAATGGAGTCAACCGTCTTCGGCAGAAGGTTCTCTCCGTCAAGGGAAATGTTCCAGGACACGAGGTTGGACACGAATAGGGCGATGAGTCCGTTGGCAGCTTCCAGCGCTTCCTGCCCGACGAGGACAGAGTCGGCCACAATCTGATTGAACTCATCGACCGAGCACGCATTCACCTTCACTTCAAGTTCAGACAGTGACTCATCCTCAAAGTGAAGGCTGTACACAGTCTTCTGCGGTACAAACACTTCCTCTTCCTTTCTGGTGGTCGGCCCAGAATACCAGTATAACTGAGAGCCTGGTACTCTAGGACCAGGTTGGAACTGCGCCATCGGCGAGCGCGCCCGGCACCTGCCAGGTCAACTCCCCGGTATTGGCTCTTGTGATCTGGTAGTCGCTGTAGTAAATGTTGCCCGTCAGCTTTGGGCTCGTTGTGCTAGTAACGCTGAAGATACTAGCACGAGCTACCGATGTGCTCGGCACAGTGGCAAACACCTCATGGCTGGCTCCAAACCCGGAGATGACCGATGAGTTGAACACGCCATTGAGAGTGACGCTGGTGTCCGCGAGAAGGAGCAAGCGCTCAATCGCAGACTTGTTAATACCCGTAGTCTCCTGGACGCCCCTCGGGGTCGTCAGGGAGAAGTTGGTGATGTCATCCGAGTTGGAACCCGAGAGCACCTGATTGGTGCCCGTACTGTCTGCAATGGTTATGACGCCACCGAGACCACTGACCTTGGCCATGTCCTATCCCTTCTGTTTCTCTGTAGCTAGCCGATCCTGATGGTTTGCGAACATGTCGACCCAATCATCGACATCCAAGAACCTCTTGTTCCCGGTCGGGTTGCCGCGCCAGTCCCCATCATGGACCAGATAATAGGCAGGGCGGTCAATCGGAGCGTAATGCTCGTGATTGTTTCCGGCGAAAGGCTGGCTGCCGGGAGGATAAGTGAAACGATAAACAGTCGCACTTATCTTCTGCATGGTACCCTTACGTTTCTTGTCTTTGTTAGCTAGGTAGTTATGCTGGGCGGCACCTAGCTCTGTACCGATATCTACATCAATGAAGAACCCATTGCGGTAATCAGAACAGTTTCCTTCGCCACAAGGGACCCGAGTCCAGTGGCTACTGACCGGAGCCGACGCCTTGAACGTCATGTACGCCCGTGGGTCGGCCACAGGCTCTATAACGCTTACACTACCGCGCCCAAACGGACGCCTTATCATGCCACCCATCAGAATGCCACCGCTATCGGATACCGGGCCACCATCACCGCGAAGGACGCCACCGTGAACGTCCCGGTAGTGATGACCCTGAGCCACTTGTCGATTGTCTGCCCTGAAGTCGGGCCGATACGCTGCGCTGTCGCTCCGGTGAACGCCGTGAAAGCAGATCCTACCGTTGCCCAAGTCGAGTTGTCCGGCGCGCTCTGTACGGTGACAGTACAAGACGTTCCCGTGAAAGGAGCGAACGCTTGTAGATAGATAGACGCACCAAACGTAGTCTTGTATGTCCAAGTCCAGGTAGGAGCCGAAGAGTAAGTGAGAGTGATCGTACCGCCATTCGCAGGCACCACATACGTACCGTCAAAGGTGCCCTGTGCCACGCCGTTGATGGTGACGTTGGTTCCAGTTCCGCCACTGACCACGACGGTAGATGGTAGAGGGGAAGTATTTGTGACTGGAGTACCGCTGAGCGGAACTCCTGGCGTAGTTGCTCCAGCTGAGTCGTCGATAGAAGTGCCGTTGGTGGCAGCCGAATCAGTCCGAATGCCTGGGGTGAGCTGTTCACCCCAATCCATTCCGAAAGCGTTTCCATCGAGTTCTGTTTTGGTCGTGATGCTCCCATCATTGCCTCTGGTCGGGTCGTAGTTCAGTTGCTTCATGACTGCACCAGCAGCTACATTTCCGATAGCCGAGCCATGGAAGTAGTTGCAAACTACATCCGTACGCGGCAGCGTGATAAGGGTAGCAGTCGCGCCAGACGCCGCCCCGCTCGTGACATCAAAGAAGCTGCTGAATTGCCAGTTGGCATCACGAAGGAGGGGAATCCTTGAGTGAGCAAACTGCTTTATAGTGGTCCCATCCTGAAGATTGATCGGAGCGCTGAACGAGTCAATGGCCGACACGTCCCCGGTCAGGTCCGAACCCTGCAGGAAGAAGTTGTCACCGAGGCCGGACTGCTTGGCCATCTTACGCTCCAGTCTTTAGCATGAACATATCATTGATGATAATTGGTATTGTCGTCGTCAAGACCCGGAACACCGCCCGGTCAATCTCTACATATCCTGCCTGCGCAGACAACTTGTACCGCGACTCACCGAAGATATCTACATTGCGAGTCCCGGCAACTCCACCGAAGTTGAAGTCGCCGCCGAATCGAGCCATAATCTCCATAGTAGCAGAAACCACTGTAGGATCGATGATGTCGTACGGCTGCGTACGGAACCCCATGTAAACCCGAGCCAAGATGACGACTACTCCGGAGACAGACTGGAGACCGCTTGCTTTGCCCAGCGGGACTATGTCCTGGATCCAAGTCCCAAAGACAAGCCCGCTGGGCGTCGGCGGAGTGTTCTTGGGCTCATGCCCATTCACACTGTCAAACCTGCCTGACTGCGACGCGAAGCTCAGGATGTGGTCGAACACCTGGTTTACCGCTGCGTCATTGAAGTTCAGGACAGGAGTGGTCATGTCAGTTCATGCCTCCCGGAACCAACAGACCGCTACCGCTCCGGCCTGTCTGCTGGGGGCCGGCAATAGCAATGTGACCTGCACAGGTCGGGGTCGGCACGCATGAAACTACCTGCTGACCCGGTCCTACCATGGTGCCCTGCCATGAGGGAGCGCTGGTAACAGACTCCATAACTCCGGCCGCTAGTAGCTGCTCACGGTTTGGGTTGTACTGCTCGCCATTTTCTGATTTGTGTGCTGATAGGTGTTCCCCTACGCACTGTAGGCAAAGATCATTCATCCGTTCAACTCCGCTATGAAAGGCTGGATCACTCGGTCGGCAATCGCAGCGGCTTCAGCTTCCAGTTGCTGTGCGATGATCCGGAAGGTGTGATACCCCTTGAACCGGGTCACCTGATTCCTGCTCCCGACTCCTTCCAGCCAGGGCCCATATACGACGGGAGTATCATGGACCAGATTGATACTCGGGGTTTGCCGGTCTGTGTGAATGTCGGATTGGTACAGACCTGGCATAAAGTGCTTGGTGCCGTGTAGCGACGCAGGATCATGCGGGTACTTGTACACGGTAGGCAAGTAGTTGTGAATCATGTTCACGCCTTCCTCGCCTAGCTCGGCCGTAATCGCGTACTTGGCCCTCTCCATAATCAGAGGTGCCAGACCTTTGAAAATCGGGCCGTGCGCGTCTACATCGAATGTGATCCTCAAGGGTTCACCACCGAGGAGATGTGCGCTTGCGTCTGCTCGTGCATGTTTCTTCGATCAGCAATCTGCTGATCATGAGAATCCCAGATGTGCCAGGATGTAAACCACGAGGTAGCGAATGCTATGGCTACAGACCAGATCGGAATAGTCAGCACCATAGTCGAGTCGGCAATTACATATCCCATCAAGTTGTGAGGAGTTATGTCGCCGTACCCCACTGTGGTAACAGTTGTCAGGGCCCAGTAGATCCCCCGATCCCATCCAATGTTCTCAAACACAGCAAACAGCATGCCCCCGACGATAGCCAGAATCCAGGAGGCTACCCAGCAAACTACGGCCATATTGCGATGGCCAGTCTTGTTACCCTCTATCGGCACGTAGCACCTCCAGAATTTCAGATAGCAGCTGCTCCTGGGTCTTCTCGTGCCTAGCCTCTTCATGATGTACGTTACACCACGGGGTCCCGTTGACCTTGTGCTTCCCCATGTTCCAGCAACCAGGCTTATGGCAGTTCAGGTTGTGCCAGAGACTACCCACGATAGAACCCATCCCGATAGCAGTCAGGATCATGGGACCGGGGCCAGACGTGAAACCGTACATCCCACTGGCCTGATTTTCGCCGCCAGTTACCTTGAAGAGGAAGTACATCCCAACCCAGAAGAGTATCACAAAGCAAGCAGACGATATGCCAATCAGGATTGCCTTCGTCATATCACTCGACTCCTTGCCTGCCGTCCGTAGCCCTGGACAACCTCAAATCTCAAGGTGTCCAGTCCGGCTCCCGGCTGTGGCTCGCGGATAGCCGAGCGGCCGGTACCGCCCAGTGCGCTATCCTCGGACACACGGGTCTGGATTGCGCTATAGGAGCTAGCCTCTTGCGTCAGAAACACGATGGATTCAGCTATCGCAAGTTGCTTGACCGGGGCAGGAATCGACAATATGCTAACGGCAGCAGAGTTGCTGTGGGTAGCAGCCGTGCTCCCGTTCACACCTCTGTTAACTGTGAGCTGTCGCCTAGCATAGATCGGTGTGTTTGCAGCGTGACTAGCTAGCGTCGAACCGCCCCAAGCTCTTTTGATTACAAGGAAGGGGCTAACCTGCTGCACCAACATGAACTCCTGATCAACCGAGATAACCTCATCAGGGACCAGGGTCGCAGCAGTAGTCCCGCTGTTATCAGAAGCAAAGGCAGAGGTTATGCCGGCCGTGAATCCCAGACTCAAGCTAGCAAAACTTGAGTTGGTCACCAGCATGCGCTCGTTGTCGACAAACATCATGTCGCCGACACCGGGGGTGTGCCCGTCGCTAACAGTGACAGATTGACTGACTGTATCAGTAATAGCTGCAGCGAGCGTACCGGCCTGCTCAGTAACCCGCCAGTATCCGAAAGAGCCAGTGATGGCAACTTCACGCTGCGGGGTCGGCCCATTACCAAAGCTGTAGTTCTTGGATCGGTCCAGTTCCAAGTATGTGAAAGGTGGCTCAGGGTAGTTTGGGTCGCCCCAGAATATCGCCGAGTTCGGGATTACAACCCCGCCGGAATTAACCACAGGAGGGTTTACCGTTACATCAGCTAGCTCAGCCGCGTCGAACCAGAGACGCCAGGGATAAGCATACTGGTAGTTTGGCCAGTCAAAGTGGACCGTCTTGTCAATCAGCATGAAGTTGCGCATGCACAACCTGTCGACATCAGACGACGCAGAATGAATCGCCCGGTCGAGCTTAGCGTCTGAGTAGGACGCCAGCTGAATGTCTGCCGCGCGGCGTGCCTCTTCGCGCGTGCAATAGCACGGCCTAGTGATGACGGCCATTCCTGTCCCTTGCTGTCTTGGCGTCGGCGCGGCTAAGCCCGCCGTGGGAACAACCTGACTATTAAATTGTCTTGGGCTGAGCCAGAGCCGCGTCGATGGCCTTGTGAGCCGCGCCGGTGGTCTCTGCTATCTGTGGATAGACCTGCTCTGCCTTGTTGATCAGATCATTGGCCAGGGCGTAGTCCTTGTTGTTGTACGCCGTACGGGCGTCATCGACAAGTCCTTCGGCCATGAGCCTTGGTGCGTCGTCAGTAGGGGCCGGCGTAGTTTCTGTCTTCGCTGGAGAGTCCACCGAAGAGTCCGGCTGGTCGGCTGGGCTGGGTCCAGTCTCTTGGGTACTGCCAGAAGTCAAATCGGCAGTAGAGGATGGGGCTGGGTCCGCTGGTTGGTCCGGTGAGGAGGGGTTCTCCGCAGCGGGGGCAGGCGACTGGAGGGGTGATTCCGTTGCCTGGGCTGAGGATCCACTCTTGTCGGGCGTGCTTGCGGATGTCAAGGAGTTGGTACCAGCTGATGGCTCCTCCTCAGGTGCCTGCTGCATCACCGGCTCCGGTGGTGCATTGTCTGCATAGTACTGAGCCCACTTGGCCTCAAGGCCGTTAGCGGCTCCAGCATCGGTCGCGCTCGGCATGCTAGGATGGCCTTGCCTGCGAAGCGATCAGGTGGACCTTGCCGGTATGAGCAACAGCCTCGCTGACCTGGCTGTTTGCTGCATTAGCCGACTGTGGCTCGTTGTTCACCTGGTTGTTGGTGATTCCCCAAGCGGTAATCTTTGCCATCTGGGTCACCATCCTTTCTTGTCATCAGATGTGCCGTTGCCAGCGGGTACTTCCGTGGATTCCGCAGGAGTCTCCTCTACGGCCAGAACCGCCGCAGACCCCTTCGGCTTCCAGCACACAGGACAATCCTCCAGACTCCCTGCGATTGCCTGGCAGCCGCAGTGTTCACAATCCCACATCAGGCAACCCCCGCTCCCGCGTCAATCGGCGCGTACCACAAGTACCAAGTTATGTTACCTGTGTCCGTCGCCGAGGTAGTCCAGGTGATGGTATCATTTGCTATCAGGAAGGGCGCCACAAGACCAGGCAGCTGAAGTTCTCCAGAAACCGGATACGTGGTAATTAGCGGCGCTGGGGCGGATACTACCGTAAGCGCCGCGAACGCGGTAGAGGCAATAGTCTGATAGATCCAGGTGCCTGCTGCCTTGCTCGTTATGGCGGTAGCTGTCGCGAGGGAGGTTGTGGTTGAACCAGTAGTCCCAAGCGCTAGCGTAGTCGCCGTGGCGCCTGTTGCAGTGGTCACGCGGCCGAGAATTCCCGTTACCAGGACAGCGCCCGTAACCACAAACAAGTTGGCTGTGGCCGTAGCCGGGAGTGCCAGGGCGCTCTTGACGACCTGGACTCCCGGCACAACGAGTTGTTTGGCGGACATCAGTTGTTCGCCACTGCGGTAGAGGTGAGCGACTTGGGGAATACCGGCTCCCACAAGAGGAGCCAAGTGATGGCACCCGTAACAGTGGATGCCGTCGTGATAGTGATCGTGGTGTTGGACACGACGAAGCCGGCGGCAGCAACAGCCGTACCGGTAGACGTGACCGGTGCAGGAAGCGCACCGCCCAGAGTGAGCGGCATCTCGATAACGCTGCCCACTGCTGTGCCGTTGTACGGCGCTGCCGGCGCAGCCGCGATTGCTGCCGGGTTGTTTGTATAACCCAGCGTCGGGCTAACGTTGACTGCCTGCAGGATCGTGCTTACCACCCCGATCAGGCCGTGGACCACGATGGAGCCAGTGACGGTGAACAGGTTCCCAGTCGTGGACGCCGGCAGGGTCTTACCGACGTTCGCGTTGTACCTGGAAATCTCAGCCTTGCCGTGCTGGCTCAAATCGCGTAGGTTGAATGCCCTGGCGGTGGTCCCCATGGCTTACGCCGAGATGATCTCAAGGTTGGCCGGGGCACGCTGGTGCACCAGGTCAGCCGTGACGATGGTCATGTTGCCGGAGCCGCTAACCGTCGCCTTGATGTAGTTGAACGGGTCTGACATCTCAGATGTGAACACCTGCGCACAGGTTGTCACGGCCGTGGTGAGGCCCGTAGTGGTACCGTGGGTGTAGGTGGAAAGCGGACCCGAGCCGAACGGCGCAGTGCCGTTGACATAAGTTAGCTTGTTCCATACCACGGTGCCGTCGCCCGGAGAGGCCCTCCAGTACACGTTCTTGATAGCCGCAAGTGCGGTCGAGAACGAGCCACCGAAGGTGCTGTCCTGAGCAAGGGTGAGGACGGCCGTTGCGCCGGTCACAAAGAACATGACGACGCTCTGGCCTCGCATCTTGAACACCACGTTGGTCGAGATGTTCATGTGCACCAGGTTGTTCAACCTTCCCAGTGCTTCCATTCCTGCCACTTCTGGCTACCTTCCTGCCGGGGTGTGAATGCCGGCGGATTTGTCCTACTCCCCGTAGGGTACGGACGAGGTTACAGCTTACCGGCTGGCAAGCTGGACGAACGCAGTGAGGGTGTTGGTGCTGTTGTTGTGGGGAGTGATGGCTGACTGCAACCACGGACGCCCGTCAACACGCTCGATGACACGGAACGCGGTCTTGTCATTCTGGAACTTGTACTGCTCGCTCGATGCCGTCTGCATCATCTGGCGGTCGCCGATGAGGTAGTACGACAAGTCCACGAAGTTGATGTCACCCGTGGTGCCAAGAGCCGGGGTCTTCTCAGTGAAGAACACCGGCCGCCCGAGGATCGTGACAGGCGGGGACTGCGCACCGCCCTGGCCACCGGCGAAGTTGCCGATCCAGACCGGTCCGCCACCAGTACCAACCGAGAGAGCCATAGTGGCCAGCTCAGGGAAGGTATCGATGGAAGCAATCCAGACCGCCGAGCCCAGAGCCGTCGGAAGCATGCGGGCGTACATCTTGACGATGTTCTCCCAGACGATGGTCTTCGTGGCCTGGCCGGACTCAGAAGCAACCGCGACGGAAGCCGGGCAGTTGACGAAGCCCAGAGGCTCCCCCACGCCGGTTCCGGTGATGAATCCGATGTCCTCGAACCAGGCGATAGCCCTGGGGAAGACGTTGTCGAAGAAGCTGGAGAACGCCGGGGCGTCCGCAAGCAGCTCGTTCGGCACTTCAGCATACCCAGTCAGCTTCTTGGCGTCAAGGACGACGCGGCCGAAGGTGGCCTGAGACTCGACAAGCTGCGCGGCCTCTTCTGTCCAGTAGCAAACCACGCCTCCGAAGATGCTGGACACGTTGCTTGTCACATCGATCATCGGGATGGGCACACGGAGCGAGTCCATCGGGATGACCTGCGCACGGGGCCGGACAACCGCCGACTCCAGTGCGACCTGAAGGATGCCAGATCGCAGCGTCTCCGGAATCAGGAACCCACCGTCAGCGGGAACCTCAGAGCCGTAGCTGTTCTGGATCTTGAGAGCCGCCGCACGCTTGCGACCAAGTGTCTCAGCGTTGCGCAGCGTCTCATAGCGCGGCCAGCAGGCCTGGAAGAACTCAGCAGTAGACTCGAATGCATCCGAGCCCATCTCCTGCTCGACCTTGGCGCCGTAGGACGCCTTGTTGTAGACGGCCCCCTTGCCATGCGAGACACGCCGCTGGTTGTTAGCCATGCCGAAGCCGGGGGCCTGAACATTGTTGCTGATGTCCAGACGCCGCTCGCGCTCAAAGCCGTTGTCACGCAGGAACTCCTGCATGGTCAGCTGGACCTGCTCCGTGACCTGGTTCTTCATGGCCACATCGCGGTCCACGATCCTCTGTGCGTACTCCTGGATATAGTTCTTGAACTCTCCAGGCTCGCTCATGAGCTTCCGGACGTTGGACGGGTCGGAGATGAAATCCTCCAGTTCCTCAGCCGTCCGGACCTTGGTTGGCGCCATGTACTACACTCCTCTCAGTGCCCGTAGGCTGTTCTGGAAACTGGTCATGAAGGCGTCATCGATGACCAGGTCTGTGGAGTCGTCAGTGCCGGACTGGAACGGCTCGCGACCGCACCCGCCCAATGCCTTCTCACGACTACGGATGTGAGAGGCGACCTTGCTACGGTCACCCTCGTTGGAACGCCCATAGGCCTGCCGGGCGTTGTGCGCGTCCGTGCAAGTCTTGATGGGATAGGACCCGTCAGACAAAGCCTCGCCCGACTTGGCCATAGAGTCACGCTCATCCTGGCTGTAGTCCTTGGCATAGAACCGCGCCTCGGGATACTTAGCCAAAAGCAGAGCGTTGGAACGGTTGTATACGGCACCGGAGTTCTTATTCTCCATGCCCTCATCACCGTCATGGTCATTGAATCCAGCGTGGTGCGTGTGCGCGTGACCGTGCTCTCCCCAGTCATTCTCGCCCGCGTCATGAGCATGGATGTGCTCGCCTTCGTGCTCGTGATCATGTACATGCGTAACATGACCGTGGCCGTGAGAGGCATCTCCGTCATGGCTGTGCGAGTGATTGTGGATACCGTCATCGCCATCCTCGTGCCCGAAGGCAGCATGATTGTGTGAGTGGTGCCCCCGCATCGGCTCGTGCATGTGATCGCTATGGCCGACATACGGGTGGCTCGCCGCATTACGCGTATTGGTTAGCTTGGTCGAGTTCCGAAACTGACTCAGGTCCCAGCTGTCACTGACAGCCGCAGGGACCCTTCCTGCTCCAGAGTCAACCAGCCTGTCAACCAGGCCGTGGCCGATGGCCTCGTCAGCCGACATCCAAGTTTCGGCCTTCATCAGATCACGCCAGAAAGCAACTGGCTTGCCGGTGTGCTCACTGTATATGGTGGCGATGTTGTTGGACTGCCGATCAACCTGCTCTGCCAGGTCCCGAAGGTCCTGAGCGTTGCCAATAGCCATGGCGTGCCCCTCGTGAATCATCAGCGTGCCTTGGCGCGCCATGAGCACTGGATTACCGGCCATCGCGATGACAGAAGCGATGGAAGCGCAGAGACCATCAATGTAGACGGTAACATCCTTACGCTGCATCAGAGCATTGTAGATGGTCAGCCCCTCAAACACCTCGCCACCTGGCGAGTTGATGTGGACGTCGATCGGTCCCTGTACGTCCGCCAGGTCGCGGATCAGCGCCATGGCACCGACGCCAAAGTAGCCGATCTCATCGTAGATGTGCACCTGGGTTGGACCGCCACTGACCTGGTTCTTGATTCTGTACCAGTCAGTGCCCGGCCCTCCCCTGTGGAGTGCCATCAGCGACCTGGTGGTGCGCCAGGGAGTATTACGAGACATATCTCATCTACTCCCAACTGAGTTTAGCAGGATGGCGTCCTGCACGCTTTCGCGGAGCATGCCCGCGAGATCAAAGTCAATCACGCCTCGGTCCCACTTGTTCTGGCTATGATTCTGGGACTGATCCCCCTCGGTCCCCTCATACTCAGACCGACGAGCAGGCTGGTTGTTACGACCTGCCGGCAGAGCCGGGCGCGCTGCCGGTGCGCCGAGACTGCCCTGACCGGGTTGACCACCGATCGCAGGGGCGGGCGGCCCCGAGTATCGCATTGCCGGCAGGCCCACAACTTCTAGCACATCATCCGGGTCCCAGCCTGCCTCCCTCAGTAGTTTCGCCGCGTTTGACTTAGCCGTGAGTTCGTCATTGGCGTCCGCTGCGCTGGCCGGCGATGGATCATCAAAGTCAAACTCTACATCGGTGTTGGCGAAAAACTCCATGTACTTGTGATTCAGGATCGACCGGAGCCGCTTCAGCCTTGTGACCTCGTGCCACCTGATATGGACTTCCTCGGCCGTCTCCGCATTCGCCCGGTTGACATCCTCGACCATTCCGAGCATGCTGGGGTGAATACGATAAGCCTCGCGGATGTTGTTCGCGGCAAGCCGTCGTAGTTCAATGAATTGCATGTCTCGCATGGTATATGTGTTCGGGACCCATACCGCGCCCTGTTCAAGAACCCCAACACGATGCCCCCTTGCTACGCCCTGGTGCTGCTCTCGCCACCTGGAGACAAACTCATTGAATTCTGGATCAGTTAGTCGCTTGTTGAATTGAACAATTCCGCCGGGAGTAGCGGAGTTGAGGAAAAAGTTTCTGCTCCACTCCGCAGTGTATTTTGCGCTGTCAATGTCAGCCAGCAGGGCCTGCACAGCTGAAAGCCCTCGATAGATATCCATTGGATTCGGATATTTGATCTGGATGACTTCCGAGTGAAGGAGAGGAACCTGCTCACCATTCGGTCCCGTATAGACATACCCGGAAAGGAAATTCTTAGGGTGAGGGACAGGCTCCATTCGATCCGGCCGCACTGGCCACATCTCCGTCGGGACTTGCTTGCCACTGACGCCTCGATTCATTACCCAGTACCACTCGCCCACGAGTTCGAGATGCTGCCAGCCAATCTCGCGGAACTCTGGCCCGGTCATAAAGGGATTAGGTTGATTCCAAAGTTTCAGGGCCGCGTGCCTGAGAACTTCCATCCTCTGATCACTACCACGGTCAGAAGTAGTGTAGCGGACACGACCGTCAATATTCTTCCTGTAGAGTTTCCAGCCGCCAGTAGCCTGTGCTCCGGTAGACAGCAACTGGATGACCGCGAACAAGGTGCCCTGTCCAGACATGGCATTGAGCTGCGTGTACCGATCCTGCGGCCCTGCACCGAACAGTCCCCCTGGACTAGCGCTGTACCGGTCATTGAACGGAATTGGACGTGCAGGAGCCTTAGTGGCGTTCAACACCTTGCCAATAAGACTCTGGCCCATCAGTCTTCCGGCCTCTCAGTCTTAAACTCAAAAACCAGGAACGAAGCGCCCAGAACCAGCAGTCCGGTAAAGGTACTGTGCACGAACCCCGCAGCCGTGAACGCCCCTAGCCCGCATGCTGCATAAAGATGTTCCCTAAGCGCTCCGATCCCGGCCCGCGACCGCGCG